GAAGCGGTTGCAAAGAATGATATACCTGCCGCTAAATCTCTTTATAAAGATATTGGAAAGGAATACCAACTACCAAAGTTCGACCAACTACAAAACGAAGTGGGTTTAGAATACGAACAAACTTTAACTAAAATGGGTGGAGTAGAAAGACCAGTACCAGGCAGTTATGGAAAAATAGCCCAGAAGATGACTAACTTCCTACGTATTGCCGGTGAGAATAGAAACATAAAAACTAATGAGTTATATCGGGAGCATATTCCAAGAAGCGTATTTGGTATATCTTCTGATGAGGTATCCTCCGCGCTAGGAAAGAGCGAGGGCGAGTTTATGGCAGATATTATGCCGGATATGATCGCAACAGCTTTTGGTAGAGCAGATCAAGCAACAGTCAACCGATTTGCGATAAAAGTGAAAACTCTTAAAAGTCTTGGTGACAAACTTAACCCGGAGTTTTTTGATGTAATTAAAGGTGCGGGAGGCAAACTAGAGGCAGTATCGGCAAGAGCAACTCCAGAAACACTAGCCAAAACCCAAGAGAAAGCTCTTAAATCCGAGTTTATTAATTGGGAAGCCGCCCTATTTAAACAAGAAGGTGCAGGGTTGACTCCCAGTCAATATACGAGGCAAGGAGTTAAGGATGTGGCAGGTCTTATAAAAACAGGTACAGTATCACCACTTGCAAAGAATGTTGAAGAACTAAAAGATATAAGTGGTTTCAAAGCCAACTGGCGAGATATGTATAGGAACTTCAAAGAAGTGTTTGGCAAGAGGTACGAAGATGCGAAAAGAATAGTTCTCGACCCTTTCGATCAAGCCAAAGGCACTCTAATAACCAATTTAAATAAATGGGAAGGGGAGTTAGACCAAAGGGTTGTTAAAGGACTAGGAATTGCTAAAGGAAGTAAAGAAAGTGCCGCAGTTCAAAAGTTTGGCGAGGGGGAAAAAGATGTTATTTCGTTGGTTACCCAATTCGGTGAGAAGAAAGCTAATAATATCGTAGAAGCCGATAAATGGTTTAGAAGTTCTTACGATCAACTACTGAAAGAAGTCAACTCTGTTAGAGAAAGGATCTATCCCAACGATCCGAAAAAGATAATCCCTCGAAGAACTGATTATTACCGACACTTTAGAGAGCTTGCTGAGGGTTACAGAGGCTTGCTGAATATCTTTGAAACTCCGGCTGGTATTCCTTCAACTTTAGCGGGTATTTCTTACCAAACAGAGCCTAAGTCTAAGTTTTTATCCTTTGCTCAAAGAAGATTAGGCGGTGGAACTAAACTTGACGCTGTAGGAGGGTTTATAGAATATGTAAAGGCCGCCGAATATGCCAAGAATATAGATCCCCAGATACCTAGATTTAGAGCTTTAGCAACAGAACTAGCCGAACAAACTGTTGAAGGTCCAAACAAGGGCAAGTTAAATAACTTTATCCTGTCTCTTACTCGGGCTGCGGATGATTTAGCTGGTAAAACTAACCCAAGTGATAGGTGGATTCAAGAACAAGTCCCCGGTGGAAGAACTACTTTTAGGGTAATAGATTGGATTAACAGAAGGGCTAAGGCAAATGTAATGTTGGGTAACTTATCCTCCTCAATCGCCCAGATATTTAACGTGCCACAGGGTATTGCTGACGCGGGACCAGTTAACGCTACCAAGGGCTTGGGTAGGGCATTGGCCTCGATGTTCACTAATAATAGGCCGATGGAAGATTCGATCTTTATCAAAGAACGTTACAACAAGGCTTTCGAGAAGTTTGATACTGGAATGCTCCACAATGTGAAGCGGTTTGCCTACTGGGTTATCACCGCTTTAGATGAGGTTGGGACTAAGTATATCTGGAACGCCGAATATTCCAAAGCAATAGCTAACAAAATAGATAACCCGGTAAGGTATGCTGATTATTTAACTAGGGAAATGGTCGCTGGACGTGGTGTTGGTGAGGTACCGTTAGCCCAAAAAGCCCGCCTTACTCAGCTACTAGCTCCTTTTCAGATTGAAGTCGGAAACCTTTGGTGGGTAATGAAAGATATGGTAGATCAAAAAGCCTTCGGCAAGATTGCCACCCTTTTTATAGCGTCTTACCTGTTTAATAGAACAGCCGAACAAGTTAGAGGATCGGGAGTATCTTTTGATCCAATAAAAGCTGTCCAAGATGGTTTAGTGGAGTTGAATCAGGAGAACTACAGCAAAAAAGGTTGGTTAAAGTTCGGTGGCAGGCAAGTCGGGGAAGTATTGTCTAACATCCCAGGCGGGCAGTCAGCAGCCGCTCTGTATCCAGAATACGGGGCGTATGGTCTTGGAACCAGAAAAGAATTATTTGGCCGGGAAGATCCAACTAGGTTTGGTACTGGGGTTTTAGTCGCTAGGGCAGCACAAGATCCGTTCTTTAAGTTGTTACCTGCTTACGGTGGTGTACAAGTAGAAAAGACCCTTAAAGGGATCAAAGCTTATACTCAAGGCTACCAGGCAAATTCAAAAGGGAAAGTTCAATACCCGGTAGCTCAAAACCTGCCTAATCTTGCTAAAACAGTTGCCTTCGGTCCGACCTCGTTACCTGCGGCACAGCAATACTTTAACACCGGTGGTACTCCTTTATCGGAAAGGCAATCAGCCGCTGTTATGAGATCCCCGGATAAAGAACAAGCTTATCAATACTTTATGAACCAGCGGTACATCAATAAAATCGGTGATATTTACAAACAAATAAGCAAAGGTGAGGTAACAAAGGAAAAAGGTCTGAAGCAAATTGAAGAGCTAAAGAAAAAGATAAAATCCGCCACAATAAACACGACCACTTTTACAGCGACAGCTGGGGGTAAGAGCTTAAAATTCAATATCGCTACTAAACTGCCGACTGTCAAATTAAAGAAACCTAAAAAGGGCAAGAAGATCAAATTGGCTAAGTGGCGAACGATAAAAGCGAAAACAATTAAGACAGCCACATTGAAAACCAAGAAAATAACTAAGCCAACAGCATACAAAATTAAAGGATTAAAAGCAGTTAAAACACCGGGGAAACTGGCATTTAGATTTCATTCCGCTTAGCCCCATTTTAAAGAGGTTTAGTCTCAAGATAACATCTTTCCCCACCTTACCTATAAACGAGGCTCTGAGAGGCTCTCACAGCCTTGAGGTCAAGCATATCAAGCGTCGTTGAACTATACCGCACGTTGAAAGCTGAAAGGCCTGTTTATATTTTTATAGCTTAATGAGAGACAAAGACTCCGGGGGGTTTCTAGCGCCTTACACTAAAACGGTTGGGTGTAAACTACGCAGGAGAAAGACCACGTTATATCCTTAAACCCTATTGTTCGCATAATGTACCTTACACGAGCAATAGTAGGCACGAGTAGGTTCACTAAAGACTAGTTGAGGCTATCTAGTATGCTATAGGACTACATATTAAAGGGGTTTGTTTGCAGCAAAATAAGCAGTCCTTAAATCTTGGTTAGTGAGATGAGTATACCGGGAAGTTGTAGCTAAACTGGCGTGTCCCAACAACTCTCCTACAACCTTGATGTTATTTGTTTTTCTAAGTAGCGCGGTGGCGTAGGTATGTCTAAAGGTGTGGGGGGAAACTCTTTTCTCTATCCCTGCTTTCAAAACATACTTTTTTATGATTCTTTCAACCGCTCTTGAAGTTAGTTTATTAGGATTATGCTCTCGGTTGGAAACAAACAAATAAGGATTAGTGTCTGTTCTTGAAACAAGCCATACTTTTATGCTACTTTCTGCCGGGTTAGTTAGAAATCCGATCCGTAACTTTCCACCCTTACCTCGAATAGTAAATGATTTTTCAATAAAATTGATTTGCTTTGTTTGAAGGCTTACCAATTCGCTCACTCGAAGTCCGGTAGCCAATAGAGTTTGGATAATTGCACGATCTCTTTTACCAGTTTTAGTTCTTACATCAACCGCCGATAAAAGCTTATCTACTTCCGGATCTTCCAGAAAGGTTGTTTCCGGTGTAATTACTTTTCCTAATTCTATTTCTTCAGGGAAAAGGCTATTCACTCCCTTTTTATTCAAAAACTTAAGAAAATTCCTTAATGCTATTAAATGGTAGTTGACAGTATTAGGATGATTCGTGGCTACGAGGGAGCTTCTGTAAGCCTCCACAAGCTCCGAAGTTATATCAGATGGCCTTATATCACCTGCAAAGTCAATAAATTTAGCTAATTGGAAAGAATAACTGCTAATTGTGTTATCAGCAAAGTTTTTACTTCTCAACTCGTCTAAATATTTATCTAAATAATTTCTCATAATATCTCAATCTTTATATTTTTATTCTATCACTTGAAGATGCCAAACATAATTAACCACACAACAAACAAGACAATTCGTAATCTTTTTGTATTAGTTGAAATACCAGGGTCTTTTCTTTGTTTAAAGATATAATAGCCCCCATATAACCCGCAAACAGGAGACACAACAGATAAAATACCCCCGCTAATAACACTTGATATTATTGCTACGACTAATACCCAAGTTGCGTTACTTCCTTTAACACCGATGTATTCGTCTAATGTTTCACGTTTCTTCTTTTCTGTAGTTTCCATAAGATCCTTTCTTTTATGGTATTAAGCTCCAACTAAAGTTTCCTGATCCCATTTCATACCCAAGCACTAATGTACCAAATAAAATAAGTAAAAATACTAATAACAAAGTCCATTTTTCTGCGTTACTAAGTTTATTTTGCCCCTCATACTCATATTCTTTCATTTTTTCTTTGCAACCTCGTTTGAATCGTAATAACAAAGTCTAGTTTTTCCTTCAATTCGGTAGCAAGTGATTATTCCCTTTTTTACTCTTCGCTTTAATGTTGCCGGAGCGATACCGGTTTCTTTCATTAGCTTACCAGCTTTTAATAAAACAACTTCTTTCATTCTTAAAGTAGTTTAACAGTTTGATACCCAAATATCAAGGATAGGTATTGACAAAGAGAATAAATGATACTATAATGTGGTTGTATTGGTATCAAGGCAAGCTATACAGAAAGGAACATATGGACAAAACAGTTACAAAAATAAGATGGATCGCCTACTTAGCGTTAGCAGTATTAGCAATCGTTTGGGTTTGGTTGATTCTATCAATGCCAAAGGTTTGTTAATAGCCCACCAAGGAGCGCCTTTGAAAGGGGGTGTAAGTATGCGGAGAGGGTCTATTTTGCATCAATGGTTCTTGGAAGATTTTTCAGAAGATCGAGAAAGAATGAGAGCGGTAGAAAGTCTTTTAGAAAAAGGCTTCACCGGATTAGCTGAAAGCGTAGTCTGCCGAGCTTTAAAAGCCAAAAATGATAAGGCCACTGTAACTGCTCCAGTCGGTAAGATTAGAGTTAATCACAATGGCCTAACAGAGTATATCTAAGAGGGAGATCCGGGGAAAGGGGAGAGTTTCCCTTTAGTGCTACAATAGCCAAAAATGATGAGATGGAAATATTATGAAGAACACTAAAATAATAGATTTAGAAGGATACAAAGCCTTCCTTGCCATAACCAAAAATCAAGCCCCTCGTACTATTAAAGATCGAGTAGCTCTTATGAAACGTATTCTTGAGAATGTCCCCAGTCTTTCTTTCGAGCAAGTAAGAGAATTTTTTTATCAACTGAAAATGCGTGGGGGAACGGCGAGCTATCTTAATATGCTGATAAATTCGATTAAAAATTACTGTGACTTCCTCAAAGAAAAAGGGGAGTCTTTTGACGCAAGGATTCTTGAAATTAAGTGGATGCGCCCGGCCGATCCAATAAGGGCAATAATGACCGATGAAGAAATCGAGTTGTTTTTAACTTACCCATTCCACACTTTTAACTGGAAAGTCTATTGGAATCTTTTAGCTTTTACCGGAGCCAGGCCAAATGAGATCGCCACTCTAGTAGGCGGGGATATTTCTTTCACAACCAAATCAATTGTCTTTAAGAAAACTAAAACCGGTGTTCCAAGAATAATTCCAACACCGCCTAACCTTTACGAAATGGTTGAAGAGCTTGTATCCAAATGCGGAGATAATCGTCTATTTCCTACAGCCAATGATAAAACTTGGGGATACCATTTTCGCAACATCATTAAGAAGCTTGGCATGGAGAAAAGAATTGGTTTAAACACTTATTCCTTCCGGCATTCTTATATCACCGCATTAATCCGTTCCGATGTTTCACTATTTAAGATAAAAAAGTTGGTAGGCCACCAGAATATTACAACCACCGAGCGCTACACCCATTTAACCGGGGCTGATGTTGAATCGGCGGTGTATGCTCATCCTTTAATCAGAAAATATGTAGCGCCAAAAGTTATTATTAGGGACATAAAGAGTAAAATCGAAGCTTATAAACTAGGGGATAATCCAAAACTTACTTACGCCATTGAAGAAACGGATGAAGGTTTAAGTATTCAACTAAAAATCAGAAAAGAGTATTTAACAGAAAATGTTGAAATAAAATCGCCTATCAAGGAGAAGTTGCGGCTTAGAAACGCGCAGTTGCTCCTAGAGAAGATACGATCAACAGGTTAGGGGTATTAAAAAAATGAAATTTAATTTAGAAGGAAATAAAATACACATATTGATTTGGGGTTCGGCATTCCTTGCAGGAGTAGTTGACTATTATTTTCAAACGAAAGATTCTAATTTCTTTTTTGCGGTAGTTTATGGCTTACTTGTTATGGTAGTTATCGGAATAACTGCGGCAGTTGGAGTTTCCCTTGTTGACAGTATGTTAGACGAGACGAAAAAGGGGGAACACTCCTACAGGCTCCTTATTGCAGTAGCGGCAATTTCATTGTTTGTTATAGTTATGTCTTTACTCAAATACACTCAATTTTTTTCACCAAAAGATTATTAAAGTTACTAATATGTTGAAAGGACTTTTCCCCTTAGTGAACTTCCTAATCTTCTCGGGGATTGTTTGCATCCTCGGGGCTATTAAGCTTGCGGTTAAAAAGAAACCTTGAGAAAATACCTAAGCATCAAAATTCAGTGGTGGCTTATATTGATCGGAACCATTTTTATCTTAACCGGGATATTATTGTGGTGAAAATAGAACGCGCTGCCTTTGTTTAGTAGCCTCAAATATGTTATACTTGGCCTAAGATATTTCGCTTCTCCGGCCGGGGAAGGGTGGTCAACATAAAGCAGGTAAAGATTTTGCTTTCACTATCAGCCTCCAGACTGCGCTTCCCCCTTTTCTTGACAAACAACCAATTAAAGATTTATAGTCTCTTTAGTTACCAATTTTACTGGGATAACCCAAAGGGTTCCCGGGAAGATTAACGGACTGCCATGAGCAAGCAAAAAGTAATCTCCATAGCAGGTCAAAAAGGCGGCACAGGAAAAACAAGTTCCAGCATCTCTTTAGCTGCCGGTTTAGCAAGATCAGGTAAGAAAATACTCCTTGTTGATATTGATTCCCAAGCTAACGCTTCCAAAGTCCTACTCCCCGACTATCAAAATGAGATTAGAAAAGACGAGACTTTATATAGAACACTTATTGATCGCCAATCTCTGCCTATACGTCCAACTAGCATAAAGAACCTCGATATAGTCCCTTCGCACATTCTACTTTCCAATACGGATGTTGTTTTAACCACTGCTTTTGATCACCGGGAAGCGCGCCTGAAAGAGCAGTTAGATAAAGTTAAAGACAACTACGATTTTGTGTTTATTGACTGTCCCCCCGCGCTAGGTTGGCTTTCGATCAATGCTTTCACCGCTTCGGATGAAATAATCGTAGTTATTAGTCCCGGATACTTTGAGTTGGAAAGCACAATTCAAATTGTAAAAACCATTGAGGAGGTCCAGAATAACTTTAACGCCGAGTTAAAACTTAGGGGGTTTTTGTTTGCAATGAGCGATCCAACCGTAAACAGCCGAACATCAATCAAGATCCTTCGGCAAACTTACCCGGATTATGTTTTAGATACGATTATCCCAAGAAATGTTGATTTGAAAGACTCGAGTTTTAATAAACAGGATATTTTTGCATATTCGCCCAAGTCAAAGGCAGCCGAAGCTTACCTGAGGCTTATTGAGGAATTATATGAAGAAAAAACTTAATGAGGTCGCAATGGAAAATGAATTAGCCGGATCGGTGTATTTTAACCCCAATCTAACACCGAAACCAGTTGATAAATCACCTGTTGAAGAGAAAGTTAAGGCAGATGTACCTCCGACTACTAATCCCCCGTCCAAGGCCATTACAGCGCCTTCTAGCCGGCTTATAAGTAACGTTGCAATAAATATTGCAAGTAATATTGAAATATTCGAAAAGGATATAGAAACTTTAAAGACTATTGCCTACAAATCCCAAACTTTCCGGTTTACTGAAGAAGAATTAGATAAACTAAAAGACCGGGCCTACTCTCTTAGCAAAATCCTAAAAAGAAAAGTAACCCAGGGGGATTTATTAAGAATCGGCTTTTTACTGTTTGAAAAGAATCTTGATAGCACGAAAGAAAGCATCATCGCATTATTGAAAGAACTATAGTTTGCAATATTGCAATAAAGAAATATGGGCGAAGATAACAAAGACGAAACATTTGTAATTATTCCACCAACTGTCTTAGCGGATAAGCGCTTATCGGCGGGGGAGAAGATGGTTTATGGTAGGGTGTTCGGTTTTATAAAAGCCTACGGTTATTGTAAAGCCACCAACGAATACCTCGGAGTCCATATTGGAATGTCTAAAAATACTGTTAGGAACTACCTGTCAAAACTTTATGAGTATGGTTATTTACGCTATGAATTGGTACGTGATGAGAAGAAGGAAGTAATCGACCGCAAGATATATCCTACCCTAGTACCTTCGGTGGTACTACCTAGTACTACCCCTAGTACCCCCGAGAGTACGGAAGATATAAATAAAAGAAGTAATTTTAAAAACGTTAATAAAAAATCTTCTAAAGAAATAGAATACTATGCAGAACTTGTAGCGGATATTCTAAACGACCAAAAATCGATCTCGTATTACAAAGCTGTTTGTGTCCGGCACGATCCACTATTACTTATTTCAAAAGCAAAAGAGATTATATCGGATGGTCAAGCTAAGAATCCCGCGGCGGTGTTTGTAGCGTGGTTAAAGGAAAATATTAAGTAGGAGTGACAAATCTGCACGGGGTGGTGTCATTTTGGATACTAGGACTTAACCTTGTTTCTTTCAATAAATTCCAAGAGATATTGACCTAAAAGTCTGTACCGGTAACCCACTTTAGAAGCTGCAAGCTTCCCGGTACTGATATACTTCCTGAGGGTTTCAGGCTCAGCCTGCAAAAGTTCTCCAGCTTGCCGTAAGTTATAAATCTGCGCTGCATTTATCCCTGTAGATTCCATAATTTTTGCCTTTTTAATTAAATCTGCGAGTTCTCGTGCTTCTGTAGCGATACTTTTTCGTTTTTCCATCTTTATAACCATTCTTAAAAGAGATTTTACCATACTACAGGAAAAAAGGCAATGTATTGACAAAGGAGATACAGGTGTTCTATAATGAGGGTAGCACAATAGGTAAAGGCTTAAACAAGCCTGAACCCACTAATATTTAAAAAAATTGGTGGGTTTTTTGTGTTTAAAAAGGAGTAATTATGAAAAACGAGTCGATGGAGACCAACGAAAACTTCATCTCCCGTGACATAAATTTAATTTCAGCCATTTTGACAACCGGTCAGGTTACGATCATTAACGTAGCAACCCGAACAGATGGTGCTGTGTATTTCGAGCTTTCTCCCAGGAAGATAGCCGAGGATCTCAGTAACCAATTCTACAATGGAAAATTAACTGTTGCAGCAAGGGATTTATTTAACCGTCAGAGAGAAGTGAAAGACATGATGTTCCAAAATAAAGATTCTGGGAGGGGACAATGAGAACCGAAAACCACGAGTTTGAATCTATCGGTGAGATCCTACGGCGTAGGCCATACTGGCATTATTTTTCTATCTTCGATTCAGAAGGCAATTTAATCCACTTTGAAAAGATTGGTGATGTTACCAATAACTGCGCTGAGTATGCGGCGATCAAGTGGGTTATCAAAAATGTAGAAGACCGGCCAGTTACTATCAGTAGCGACTCACAAACCGCAATGAGTTGGGCTAAGAGAGGCGGCACGAGTATTAACGGTGACATAGCGCCCCTGCAGCTAGAGGGAATCATCCTAGAACACCAATCAAATAACGTATCAGATCAATTCAATAAAGAACTCTTACTTGGGGGGTTAGAAATATGAGCGACATCAGCATTATAAAAAAAGCGGCGCTATCTTTCAGGAAAAAGGGACTTTCAACCTTCCCGATGGTTCTCACTTGGGATGAGGAAAAGCAGAAATACGGTAAAGCCCCTATGCCTGGTGTTATGTGGGCTGATTTCCGTACCAAACTGCCAACGGAGGAGGATCTCAACCGCTGGTATGTTAACGATCCTTTTGCAGAGGATAAGACTAAGAAACTGGGAATTGGTCTAGTCCTAACTAAAGGATTAACAGCGTTAGATTTTGAGTCTAATTTTGATTTTAAAGTTTGTAAGGAAAAAGGCTGGGGACTTCCAGTAACAACAATTCAAACCACGCCTTCTGGTGGACTCCATTATCTTTATCGAGCTGATCCAAAGAAACCGCCAGTTAAGAATAGAACCAGAGTAGATGACCTTCCGTTTGACATTAGAGGTCCAGATGAGGGGTTTATCGGAGTAGCGCCAACGCAAGGATATAAGTGGAAAACAAACGATCCTATCGCTCCTCTTCCTGAGTGGGTTTATGGGATAGCTTCCCAAAAGGAACCAGTTGATTGGGAAGAGGCTGTGAAAAAGATACATCCGATTGGAGATCGAAATAAGACTCAAGCTAGTTTTATTGGCAAACTAGTTCGGGATAATGAGCCAGCTCTGTGGGCGGCTATAGTTTGGCCTGCTGCTTTGAAATGGGATCTAGAACATAACAAACCACCTTTGGGAGAAAAAGACGTGAGAATAATCTACAACAGCATTTGCGAAGCGGAACTTGCAAGTAGAGCTTCTCGTAAGAATGATACCCAACCCAAGACTACGGCTATTCAACGAGGACCTTTTGAGTTCGATCCAATTTTATTAAGTAGTCTCACCGAAGAGGACCATTTAGATATTGATTGGATTTGGGAAGGGTTCCTTGCTAAAGGCCATATTACTGTATTGGCTGCTTTGTGGAAGTCCGGGAAAACCACCTTAGTTGCTACACTTCTTAAAGCTATCCAAGAACAAACACCGTTCGCTGGTCAAGCAACTAAGAACGTAAAAATTTTAATAATCTCGGAAGAATCCAAGAATATGTGGTATCGCCGGAAAGAGGATCACGGTCTTACTTTGGATATTTGGATCGTCCCCCGGCCAGTTCGGAGAAGGTTAACTTATATCGAATGGGTCAATTTTATAGACGAAGCGGTAGCTTTTGCCAAAAGTGAGGGTATTGAGCTTATCGTCTTGGATACTATCTCTACATTCTGGTCGGTACGTTCCGAGAACGACGCTAGCGAGGTGGGGGAGGCTCTTTTACCACTGACATCTATCGCCGAAGAGGGAATGGGTGTCCTTATGGTCCATCACTTTAGGAAATCAGGTGGGGATGAGGGTACAGCGGCTCGGGGGTCTGGCGCTCTTGGCTCCTATGCTGATATTTTAGTGGATTTCACCCGACTAGATAAAGAAGACCCTAAGAGTACCAAAAGAGTCCTAAAAACATACTCACGATTTGATGAGACCCCCTTAGAAGTTGTTATTGAGTATTTAAACGAGGAGTACGTTACTCTCGGATCAGTTAAAGAAGTGAAGCGAGAGAGCCAACTGGAGGTTATCCTTGATATTCTCAAGACTAATACCGAACCGGTAACTGTTCAAGAGATTGTCGATAACTGGGATGAGGATTTACACGGTAAGGCAAAAACAAAACGGACAGTCCGAAGGTATATTTACGATTTGCTAGAAAAAGGAACTGTAGTTAAAGATGGGGAGAAGACAGTTGGTAAAAAACTAACCCAAGCTTACACACTTTCAAAAGAACTAGTGACATCTCCTATAAGAGAGGCCTCTGGAATGTCACTTGATAATTCACCTAAAAATAACAAGTGTCAAAAAGGCGTTTTCTCTGACTTGTCACTTGATAATGAGGCTAAAAAAGGGACACAAGAAAACCCACGAAAACACACTATGTCACTAGATAATGGTTTTAATAGTGACAAAGGCCATTTGTCACTTGATAACCCAAATGAGGCTATTAACAAGGGACAAACCACAGGTCTCTCTATAAGGGAAATGTCACTTGATAATTTAACCCCACCCCGAGACTTTAAAGATGATGAAGACACGGAAGAATTTATTAAGAAGATGCGGGAGGCAATCTAATGAATTTAAACGACAAACAAACCAAAGCCCTGGAAACTTTAATAGACTGGTCAAAGAAAACAACCGATAAAAAACTTGACAACAAAACCCAAGAGCTTTTGGAAAAGTATCAAAATTATAGCGGAGAAAATGAGAAATTACTTTATTTGGGACTCTCAGCTTTATACATAGAAAAGAAGGATCGGGATTTCGATACATTAAAAGAATTAGAAAAGGCAGGATTATAAACATGAACAAAAAAGTATGGGAAGCAAATAATTTGGTAGTTTTCGAGACCAAAGACGAGAAGGGCAAAAGATGTCTTAAATGGACAGCTCTTAAGGAATACGCAAGTGGAGACCCAGTAAGAATTTCCGGTAAGGCCTGGGTTGATGAAGACACGTTAGTCTTGTCCGTTTACCCGTGGGGGGTTGAAGGAGAAACAAAAGCCCCTGTTGCGGAGATGCTCTTAAAGATGTCCCGCTCCTATAAAAAAGAACCTCCGGAGGAATTTGCTGCCAGGTTAGAAGCGGACAGACTATCGAAGTTGGGGTTTAAACGAAAGGATTAACTTTTTAATGCAAGCAAAGAAAGGCAATTATGAAAGAACTAGAAGATTTTATTGAAAAACCCAGAGAGTATGAAGAACAGTTTAAGAGGATAGATAAATGGCTGTCTAAAATTGGGGACACCGACGATGCCGTGCGTGTAGCATCCCTGCTCTTATCCCACGCAATGCGAAGAGACTTAGACCAAGCGGGGTATAAATACAGCCAAGGGGATACACACAAAGCCTTTAGAAACGAGTTTGGTACTTACGAGTTGGATTGTGTAGATCACCCAGGCGATATTCTGATAGAAGTTAACGATAAAAAGATTATTACCTTCGAACCCTACAGCCTTGGTATTGAGCAACTAAAAGACTTAATCAGTTTTTGTGAAGAAAAAGGTTTAGAGCCGATCCTTTCAGGGCGAAGTCCTTACTTTCCGGGCAAGACGTTGATGGTGGAACTTTTGAGCAGTCAGGAAGGGAAATTAAAATGAAAGCTATTGAATGGGTAGAAAAAATTAAACAGATAATAGAAAAGAATCCTAGGACTTCTCAAAAAGAAGTAGCCGATATTCTCGGTGTAACTCGCCAATATATAAACTGGTTGAAGATAAAATACAACCTTTCCTTTTTTAAGCCAGCAGCAGTACCTTGTTGTATTTGTGGGAAAAAAGCAGTTGTTCCAAGTTTGGAACTCTGCGGTTATCACTACAACACTTTCAAACACCCCCCATCCCCAAAATTTAGATATGATACTTGTTTGATTTGCGACAAAACCCCGAGTCCTTATCGCATCCTAGGGTTATGTGGGAGTTGCTACCGGAAATGCAAATATCACAGCGATACAAAGTTTAGAGATAAGCAGCGAATCTACCAAAAGGACCATAAAGAGCGAGTTAGGCTCTACCACCAGCGATATAAGCAGAAACACCAAGAACGTGTCCGTGAGAGGAACCGCGAGAATTATTTGAAACACCGCCAGTGGCATTTGGATTACCAGCGGAATTACTATTTGACTCATCGGAACAAGCAGTTGGAGAGGGCTAATGAATGAGTTGCAACTATCGCAAAACGACCGAGAACTTTTAATGCTCATTCGATCGTTAAAAGGATGCTTGCTGGAGTTAGATGTTATGAATGACAACGCCAGCTTAGTTCGGTTATCTATACCCGAAGCTTTTGATACCAAACAGACAGTTCAATGGCCTACTACTGATAGGGAAATGCAATTAATTACATTAATTAGAGGATTAGGATTTGGAAAAATTGTTGTCGAAGTTTCTAATGGGGAGATACTAGATTTACCTTATAAACAGGAGCTAATTGGCGGATTCAAAAGTATCAAGCTTGGAGTAATGAAATGATTAAAAATAGTTTAAAACAAGATAATTATTGTGCCTGTCAGATCCATTTGGCCAATGATGCGGAAAGCCACCGAGACGAAGTGGGATATAAACCCAAACCCTGTTTAGGAAAACATGGGCCAGAATGCCCCTGTGATAAGATATTGCTTGAACGAAAGAGCAAAAAAGAAAGGTTGGCGGTACATAATGAAAAAAAATAAATTAGTAACCATATTAGACGAAACAAGAGAAGGGTTTATTAAAACACTCGAAGATCAAAAAAATAAGACCGTAAAGGATATAAAAGACACTGAAGCCTTTGGTCTTGAAAGCGATAGGAAGGTTCTCAAGGCAGTAACAGAGGCCGATCTTGCTAACAGACTAATAGCGGTGCTACTTAAAAAACTAGGGTCGTTATTGCATATAAATTTATTCGAGAGAAAGAAGGAGAAACCAAGTTAATGAAAAAAGAACTAACTAGCGTAAAAAATGAAGGCGGCAGACCGACAAAGATTACAGATGAGGTTGTCAAGCAACTGGAAAGCGTTTTTAAGTTGGCTGTAACGGATACAACTGCTTGTGCTTACGCAAAGATTTCCAGAGAAACTTTTTATAATCGTCTTGAAAAAGATCCGGTGTTTCGTGACAAAATAGCCTCAGCTAAAGAATACGCAAGAATAGCCGCCGGACAAGTGGTGATTCAGGCAATAGCAGACAAGGATGTTCAAACGGCCAGATGGTGGTTAGAGAAGAAACACCCGGAGGAGTTTAGAAGCACACCAGTAGCATTAACTCAAGTAAATGTGGGCGGTGAGATGGGGGTGGAGTTTATATCAGATGATACAAGTGAAACTACATAGAGGACAAAAAGAAATAGCGTTAGATGCTCATAAATACCGGATTATTTGTGCTGGTAGGCAGTGGGGCAAGTCCGTTCTTAGCAGAATGATTGTTTTAAAGTGGGCATCAGAGAACCAAGGGATCTACTGGATTGTCTCTCCAACATATAGACAAGGCAAACAGAACCATTGGCGGCAACTACTTAGAGAAGTACCTAGAAAATGGATAGTTAAACAAAATGAGGTTGAATTATCTATTACCCTTCAGAACGGGTCAGTAATTGAGCTAAAAGGAGCAGAGAACCCAGATAGTCTAAGAGGCGCTAAACTTAATGGCCTAGTGGTAGATGAAATCGCCTCTATAAGAAATTGGGATTGGTTATGGAATGAAGTTCTACAAGCAACTTTATTGGTTAATGATGCTCCGGCTATATTTATTTCTACCCCACGGGGGTTTAATCATTTCTACAATTTGTTTAACCAAGGTCAAGGCGGACACGAAAGTTATAAGAGTTGGAGATTTACAAGTTACGATAACCCTTTCATTACAAAAGCAAACATAGACGAAAAGAAAAAAGAGTTATTTGAGGATACCTTTGCCCAAGAATACTTAGCCGACTTTAGAACAGCGACAGGGTTGGCTCACAAAGTTTGGGATAGAGCAATCCACCTAATAGATAACTTCGACATTCCTGATACCTGGTCTTATGCAAGAGGTTTTGACTACGGCAGCGCTCATCCGACAGCTAGTGTACGAGTTGCCGTTGATTCGGAGGATAACTGGTTTGTTGATTCCTGTTATAAGCAAAGCGGTAGATCAATAAGCGAACACGCTACCACGATTTTGAGTGAGGATTACGGAAAAGGATTTGTTATTTGCTACGGCGATCCTAGCGGGGCGCAGTGGTTTACCGAATTTCAGCAAAATAACCTCAACATCCAACCGGCTAACAAAGAAATAGGTCAAGCGGCTCGGAGTTGGGTCGAGTATGGGGTGGAAAGAATCAACGAAAGACTTAAACCTGTTCCTGGCCGAACAGTAAGATTGCCAGACGGTAGAGTTATAAATAACGCTCCTTGTTTATTTGTTTTAAAGAGGCCGGCAACAAATGTTTTTGTTGGAGAGGTTGAATTATTGAAGTGGAAAGAAACCTCAACTGGCGAAACGTTACCCTCTTTAGACGAAACAGATGATCCAACTGGCCACTTTGACTTAATGGCAGCGCTTCGTTACCTAACAGTTTCATTTAAAAAGCCAGCGGATCTTCCAGAGGATTTCAACAAATCTGATGTTGATTGGAGTTTTGGCACGAAAGGCCTTAATCGGGGTATTAGAGGGCGGTGATAATATTTATGCAAAGAAACAACAAAAAGCTAAAAGAAGTTCGAATCAGTGAGAAACAAAAGCAAATTGATCTTTATCGTGAGCAGATAAAAAAAGATAAAAAGGAATTTGGATTTTAACAAGAAAGGCGGTGATGGCTTATGCAACAATTACCAGTTATTTGTGAAAGCTGCAAAAAACACGATCTGCTTTGGAGTATACTCCCAGCTGATCAACCCGAGCAAAAACAAATTCAAGAAGCTGTCTTGAAAAATGCTGGTGATCGGGAGTTTATTTTAGCCTTAGGGGTAAACCACGCGTTTAAAATATGCCGCGACTGCTTTGATACTGTCAGCTCTAACTTATTAGGAAAAGCTGAAGGAGTTGTGGGTAGGGTTAAGGAACTAAAGACGCTTCGGAACAAAGACTAGCGCTAAAAAAGAAGTATTTGACAGGACCGAAAGATTTTTGATATAATATACATAGTCTACGAGTATTAACCGAGACTTCTAAACCCTAAAGGGGTGGAGGAGTCTTTTTTAATACCTACTTTAGTAACATAAGGACTTAGGTTAGAAAACCGAAGGCCTCTAAAAATATCAGACCGACTATTGGTTTGGTTCTTTTAGGGGCTTTTTGTGTTTATAGGGGCAAGCAGAAAAGGAAAACGAATGGCTAGTATTTGGGAGACCTGGCGAAAAGGAATGGGAAAAGAAGTGTCAATGTTGGGAACTGCTGCACAGATTCCTTTCACGGGTGTTAAATTACCAGAATATGGTATATCAGAATGGATACAAGGTAAACCTGCAACACCACAAGTTCAAGGGCCTATAAACTATAACGCTAACGAGAATCTTCAACCGGCACCAACAGCTACAGCAACTATCGGCACTGGTGGTGGTGGGAGCTTCAACTCTCAATCCTACCTCGACCTAATAGACCAAGATTATAATGCCAACCTTCAAGCTCTCGGCAACCAAGAAGGGGAATTAAGAGGCCAAGCTGGTTTAACTAATGAGCAAATGCAGACTCAATACGGCCAGGCCGAGCAACAGATTGGTGGCCTAAAAGCCAAGACAGTCGGGGCTTTAAATCAAGCAGCAACCGATGTCGGTACTACTTCAACATCAGCTCAGGCCGATGCAAGGAGAGCCTATCAAGAGTTAGCCCAAAGGAACACAGCACAGTTATCTGCCGCCGGTATCTCATCTTCTAGTGCGGCCGAAGCAATGCAAGAGGGATTATCTACAGCTACCTTCAAAGCGTTGGATCAAATTATCAATAACAGGGATATAACTCTCAGAAAGGTTGCTACTGATAAAGCAAACGCTGAGGAATACTACAACCAACAGGTAGGTAATTTAAAGACTGGTTTAAACCAAGCCCAACAGCAAATCAGTTTACAATTAAACGCAGCTTTAAACAGAATTAGCGAAGCTAGGACTACAGCAACCAACCAGAAAATGGCACAAAGAGCGCAAGTAATTCAAGCAGCCCAGTCCGCTTCTTACGGAGCTGCCCAAACAGCCGCTTCAAACCAACAGTACCTAGATGCTTGGAAGGCTTCCAAAGATGCCTTTAATAACACTCTAACTGGTGTTCTAACCGCCAGTGGTAACTACCAAACCATCAACCCTGATGACGTACTTAATAACCTTAAGAACGCCAACAAAGAACTAATATCGAAAGGTTTCGCTGGAATAGATATTTCCAAATCCTTGGCAAGTTTGACTCAAAGTTCGGCTACATCAACAACCTTGCCGAATGTTTATTACACCAACCGAAAGTATGATGCTAACGGAAACCCGATCAAGTACGATCAATGGGGGCAACCAATCGCCGAATAACTTAACTATGTATGTCAATCCTTTCAGACCTAAGAAACAGAATAACCAGCAACTTATCTTTAGCGGTTAAACAGCCTGCTCAATTTGCCTATGGAATGAAGTTGGGCCTACAACAAAGCGTTCCCAAAGTTACCACACCGAAACTAACTATTTCTCCTCGGTTCAACTTACCAGCTCAATTCACCGCAGCAAGGCAACTCGCTGGTCAAAATATACGGCCAATGATAACTCCTAACAGCCGAGGCGGCGGGAATCTTCCCTACAAAGCAATGGACTTCCTTGCCGGTGCACAACAAAGGGTGGAAAGTCCCCAACCGATTAAACCTTTCCCAACTTATCAGAAACCAGTTAGCGGGTTTTTACCTAATGCTACAAAGTTTGTTGCTAATATGCCTTCCGATATAGGCAATATCATTCTCGGCCGTATGGTAATTGATCCAATGTCAGACGTTGGTAGAATAATTGGTAATACAGCAACAGGTAGGGATTTGCCAAGCTATCAATCTTTAAAAAGCCCACACGCTAGACTTGGCTATCAGGGAGCTAACGTACTACAACCTAATGCAACAAGTAACTTAGGTATAAAGAACACACCGCAGGAAGCTCTAGCTAACGCAAGCGAACTCGGGGAAGGCTTTTTATTTGCTTACGGTGGTGGTAAAGCAGGCGTGGCAAAAGATGCAGTAACCCAGGTTGCTAAACAGAGTCTAAAACGATTGGCTCTAAAAAGCGGTGTCACCGGAGCTAAGTTTGGAGCTACTTACGGCTTCTTGACTGGTTTGGCACAAGGTAGGGATGCTAAAACTCCACAAGAACAAATTACCCAAGCGGTGATTCAGTCAGCCATTATGACAGTACCGGGATTTGCTCTTGGTGCGGGATTACCGGTGGGAGCTGCCGGTTTATCAAAGGTTAGCGAAAAAGTAGTTCAGATAATACAACACCCAAAGTTTCAACAATGGGTAACCTCTCAAGAAGGCTTTGCTAAGATTCCTGGGGTAGCAACAACAGCTAAAAAGGTAGAAACCTTACTTGATGAGGCGACAGCTTTACGACAAGCTAGGCAAGGCACGGGAGCTTTCAAAGGTGGAGAAGTTTACGAACAGGACCTTGGGAGAATAG